TCATGATGGATGGGAAAGTTTAACATTACATGGACTTGGCTGGGACAAACATGAGAACTACGATGCATATGGTTATAAAAAGGGCAAGGATGCTAGTAACGATATGTATTGGACTGAAATTGCTGACTTGTGTCCTATAACCACCAAGTGGCTTAAAGAACAGTTTCCTTGTAACAAATATGGTCGTGTTAGATTTATGCTGTTACGTGCTGGCGGAAAGATTGCCTTACACAGTGATAGCAGTATAAAATTAATAGAGAATATAAATGTCGCTCTCAATAATCCTATAGGTTGCAAATGGGTGTGGGGCGACGGGGAAGAAATAATTATGGAGTCTGGTGGTGTGTACGCAATGAATTTACATTATCATCATTCTGTAATTAATCAAAGCAATGAAGATCGTATGCATATGATTATTGCTAGACACGATGCCACAGATGGGTGGAAAAGATTAATTGAAGATGCTGCGATTAAACAAGGTATTACCGGTGAATATAAGGTAATTGACGAACTGCCTTAACTATAATCTTGATCAGGATAGTATGCCATGCTTCTATGCAACACTCGTCGAGCCATATGATCAAATGGCCATCGTTTATGTACACCATTCCATTGGTCGGAAATAACAACATCTCCGTCCTGCCAATCGTGGTGGTACAGATATTGATCAGCCAATACATGCCTGTGAAGAAAGTTTTTAAGTTCGTCAGATTCTTCTTGAGATAACTCTACAAATTTTCCAAACTGTAACGGAGTAAAATACATACCGGTTTGACCAGTAATTGTTTTGTGAATAAATGGTGGGGTCCATTCTGTATTATATTTGACACCATAATGATCATATGCTTTTGGAGCAGATATGTTTCCATAAATAGAATGTAAATTTTGCAATCTATTTTTTATATCATCAGGTAACCCGGCGTATGCTAGGATATTATTATTCCATGATGTTCTAGATCCAGCTGTTCCTCTTAGTCCGTGCAAATATACAATTGGGCAACGACTCGGAGTCTCTGGATCATTGCAGTGCCAATCAAACTCATTGTGCCAAAATGCCATTCCTACTGCACCGTCTCTTTCTTCAGCAGTAACTCTACACAGCACACCTGTTGGGTCTTTTTCAATATCGGATACCCAATCTTTAAACATCGGATCATCCTGGCCTACCATTGGCATTGGCTCTTTAAACATGTTTAAAAATCTCAACTCGTCTTCAATGGTTAGCGATTGATTTCTAAAAACAACACAGGTGTTAGATGCAATTAATTTTGCTATGTTGTTGACATCATCTTGTGTGCAAGTTTTTAAATCAAGGTCGGCTAACACAGTCCAACCGTTTTCGTGTATTTTATAATCTATCATGTAGGCATTCCCACTTTTTGCTTAAACTCTTTTGAAAATCTACCGTTTATTCTTAATGTATATGTTGGGCGTTGAATTGGTATTCCGCCGTGCCAATCGCTTTCATTCCAATAGGCAGCTCTAGTGTTCATAAAAGTCCGCTCGCCAGTGTCTGGATCAAGAATATAAAACGGTCTATCGCAGTCGGTTTTTATATGAATAAATTCTGGAAGATATCCGGGGGTTTCGTCTAGTTGTCTAGGATCGTAATGCTCCCAAGGAATACCGCCAGAATCTACAGATATTAAATTTGAACTATACAGGCTGTCTAATATTCCCGAAGTTACAAAACTTTGGATCCATTTTAATAAACCAGGAAAATGTTCAGCAACTTCACCTACAACATTATGCTCATTGAGGATAGGAAAGAGGCGATAATAATCGTAAGCACCGAAGGCAGTTTTTAAATAGTCAGTAAGTTGATTATGATCTAATCCCTGTCCAGCAATTTTTAGAGGATCATCATCTGGCAATGAATTCCACATGGTAACTACTTCGTATAGTGGTTTAACTATTATACCCTGTGCATGTGGATGGATAGTGCCTTCTGGAATTTCATGAAGCCCATCCATGGCAAGGTGTCTAGCAGTAGCTATTCCTCTACAAATTTCTGTACGTAGGGAATCAAATTGTGTTAAGTCGATGTGTTTTTCTAAATCTATATAAGATTGGCCGTGTATCATAGCTCTATTTATGAGCTATAATTGCCAACTAATTATATACTGGATTGATTAGCCAATATACCAATTTGTTCCATCTGAATACACAGGAACTTTAAATGTTCCACCGCTAGAGTATGCAAAGTTAAATGATTGACTGGTTGCATCTGATACAAATGCTCTTGCCCCCATACCCACGGATGATGCGCTCGGCAATGGTGTTCCTGAAAATGCGTTGTATACTGTTGTTTTAGATATAGGAGATAGCCATATACCTTTGCTGTCAAGAGATGCAAATTGATTATCTACGCCGCCTTTACCAGATGCTATAGTAACAGTAGATTTTGGTGCATTGTCTGTGGTAACTGCTCCGGCTTCCCAACTTGCAAATAACGCTCCCGCAAATTCATAACTAGTTCCGTTCCAGCCTTTGACAGAAATAGCACCAACACTATTACCAGCGGCAATAGCAGTTTTAGCAGTACTAGTACCATTGTAATAGTTTGCAGAAAAACTAGAATCTTTTTTAGCATACACTTGTAAGCCGGGACTTGAATCTGGAACATAAACATGCTCAGAGCTTAGATCACCATAAAACCCACCATAGAATTTTCCTTCTACGGCATCAACTAATTTGGTCGAATCGTCACCAAATACTGATCCTTTGGTATCACCAGAATGATAACCGGTTGTACTTCCTACAACGTTACCAGTTAAATTACCTGTAATTGTAGATGCAGTAATAGAACCTTGTAGATATAAGTTTTTAAATTTGATTGCAGAGGATCCAATATCATACGCATTATTTGTGTTTGAAATTATATTTCCTTTGACGGTTCCATCTAATTCAATTTTAGAAGAAATTCCGTCAACTAATGCCCGACCACCTAATGCAGAACCGTCTGGAAAAACAGATCCTACAAAAGAATCTGCTCTGAGTTGTCCGTTAATTATGATGTTTCCGTTACCCGTAATGTTGTAATTATTTAAATTTAAATTACCGAGTAAATTAGAAAGGCTTACTGTTGCATCTATTCTATTGGCAATATCTTGAGTACTGCCGTATGTAAACGAAATATTTTGATGTACACCTGCAACCAATGCTGCACCTACTGCATCCCTAGCATCTTCCGCATCAAAACCGGTAACCTGTAAGCCACCGCGGGTAGTGCCGTCACCGATCCATAATTTTCGGGTATCAGTAATATACACCAATTCGCCTGGTGCGAATGGTGATGCAATATCTGTTCTTTGTTGTTCGGTGCCTCTGCGAATCTGTAAGGGCATGTTTTTAACTCCTGGATGTCAATTCCTGTATTATATATTTATGTCGGAACAATAATAGTCAAAAAAATAGGGCCCGAAGGCCCTATTAAATGCTAACTTATTAGTCGGCTTTGCTAAAATTTCCGTTACGAAACCCTACTGATCCACCCTCTGCTTCGATGTTCTTTATGACATCTTCAAATAAGATAGGAGCAAAGTCCGGAGTTTGTTCTACACAAACGCAATGATAACGTACATCGTTTTCATCGCTGTATAAAACTTCCCCAGTTCTAGCATCAACTCCACGAGCTTTTTTCACACGATTTGCGTGAGTATGTCCGTGTATGTTAACACCAAAACGTCCTAAACTTTCTGTATGTACAGGAATGTGGCTAAGGATCATACCGTTCATAACATGATAAGCACGTAACTCACGGAAGTATTCGCGATACTCGTCGTCTCGAAAAATGTCGTGGTTTCCACGAATCAATACTTTATCACCGTTCAAACGAGCCAATGTTTTCATAGCCTTTCGATTAATAACAACATCACCCAAATGATAAACTTTATCAGTAGGCTTTACTCGTTCGTTCCATGCTTTAACCATTGCTTCGTCCATTTCCTCAGCCGAGTCCCAAGGACGAAGTTTTGTAACACCATCGTTACGTGTGAAGCGGCATACACCTGTGTGTCCAAAGTGCGTGTCGCTTACTAAGAATACACTTGGCATATAGCCTCCTTTTTTTAGTAAACTTCTTTTACAATTTTAAATTCCGTTGTTGGGTACTTTACTTTAAACTCATCTGTGTTAACAAACTCGTTATATTGTTTGGCATTAAAAAACATGCGATGAAAAACTGATTTGTGATCCATTGTGGTTACCGTTAAGTAAACCGATTTCGCTTTTCCAGCCATTTTGTGCCTTTCACTGTGTAATGTATAATTATAACATCAAACACTCAAAAGGTCAACCACTAGATATCACCATCTTGACGCATATACTCATCTCCTGCAAGCGGAACCGGCTTTTCATCCGCATCATAAGTCCAACCCAAATGCTTCATCATGCGATGCTTGACTAGCAAGTTAGGCGCACGGAAACGCTCAGTATCGCTGAAGCCCATCATGACTCCAACCTCACAAACCGCACCCGAACGGCAAATGCCAGCGTAGCAATGAACAACCACATTCATGCGATTTTCCAATGCGTGTTGTAGTAGTCGAACCAACTCAGCGGCCTGCTCATGACTACAACGCATGGCTTCATCTAGTGCAAAGTCTTTTTCTTCGATGTCCAAGAACTCAAAGTTATGACGCTCTTTGAATTCATGTTTAGCTTCAGGACGCCAGCTGGCTGGATCCACAATACTAATCAGCATACTATTTGGGCCAGCATCGTGATGGAACCCAATTGGGATATCAGCAGCCGCTACGTTTTCAATCCAAGGCATCATATTCTCCGTTTCTTCCAGGTGTAATCTACACCATCTGGACACTTGCCGTCGACAATGCTGTCAGCGCCAAATCGTCCTACTATTTCCATTCCATTAACTGTAATGGTAACAAATTCATCTACATT